ATCCTAGCCCTATCCGTATCAGTGGACGGGTATTGCAGATAAACGATGATTTGCTAGACCCTCTTTCGGATGACACCACTATCACGCTCGGCAATCTCACTCAGTCCTACACTCGGAGCAGTGAATATGTGAAGAGCACGGTAATGGACATGTGGAGCAGTGCGGGGTTATGGAACGATGCAGCAGGATTGCAACCCGCTTACCTCGATAGCGTTATAGACGGTTTGAACACGCAGATGAATCAGACCGGTGGCTATACATACATGACACCAAACGAAGGCATCATCGTTTACGATAAGCCGGTAGACCAAAGCCCGACTATGGCTATTCAATTGGGTGGCGGCTATTTCCGTATCGCCAATTCAAAGAACTCAGACGGCTCTTGGCGTTGGCGCACTATGGGCACGGGCGCTGGCCTTGTAGCCGATATACTTGTAGCCGGTGTAATCAGGGGTGGTTCAAACTATTGGAACCTCGATACTGGCGAACTTAGCTTCTCTCGTGGCCGCATTAGCGATGATGACGGCAAGAATTATTGGGACTTGTCAAAAGGACTTTTTCACGTTGAGAATGGTGAATTTATGGGCAAGCTAAGTCAGGAATATCTCGGTTACAAATTTGAGATACTTTTCGGAGAACTAAAAGGCTCTTTCCAAGGTAAAGAAATCTCTTCTATTACTCTTTCGGCTCTTGTGCCTTCTACTACGCCTACTACAAAGAGGGGAATGCTATTAGATTCAAGTTCGGCAATCACCATAGATGCCCCCGAAGTTTGGATAGGTACAGGTGAATCAGACCATGGTGTATATAAGACATTCACCGGGGTTACTGCATTTAAAAACGAAAACAATCAGACTGAATACATGTCCTTCAAAAACGGGCTTCGTGTTGGCTGATAATGGTAACCGTTCCTATATGCTGGGGGTAGTCAATTATTGGCTACCCCTCAGAGATTAAGGATTCAGACAATGGCAACAATCGAGGACTTTGACACTATCGAGCGAGTGGTGGATACATCTAACGATTATGTGCAGCCCGTCATAGTTAGCGAAGATGACCTTAACGGTCGAAAGATTAAGTTCATTATTCGCGCAAAAGGCGAAGATGTGGAAGATTCAACTCTCGCGGGTAGGTTGGCTTTCAACACGAATATGAATGATGTGGGGCATGGTGGGGGATATGTGACGCTTAACCGTGTTTCTACTAATCCGCTTACCTTCTCGGGGTATATACCGCGTCAAGCTATTATCGGCGTGGTCTGTGGTGTGTTCTCTTTGCAGATATGCACTTCTGATAGTAGCCGGGTGCTTTGCACTCGAAACATCTCCATGATTGTCGAGCCGAGCGTTATCAGGGCTGGGAGCGCTGACGTTCAGGATGCTCTGAAAGAGTTTTATGACGCTATCGAGACAGCTCAGAAGGCCACGTCGATTCGCTCATATAACGGTTCGCTGTCGGGGAATAATACCACAGCGCCTATAGCTAATCTTGTCCCCTCTGACACTGTCAGGGTTAGCGATACCGTCGTTTCTCAGGCTTTGAACACTACTGGCGGCATGGTGACAAGCTATTACCGGATTACCGGTATTTCAGGCAGCAACTTCACTGCATCACTGTATAAGAGCTACACTATCGCCGGTGGTACTGGGCCGAAGGGCGATAAAGGCGACAAGGGCGATACCGGGCCGAAGGGCGATTCTACCGCTGCTATCGGCTCAGTAGTAGCAGGGTTGTATAGCACCGCTTGGACTGGTACCACGAATAGCTACGGCTCTAAGAGCACTCTCTCGAAAGATGGCACACTTGTAGCAACCAACAACATTACAGACCCTAACGCGGCCCTAAAGTACGACGTATTAAACGGTACTTCGGCCAAGGTTGGCGACAAGTGGGAATACACAAGCACATCAGCCGGCTCTTCGGCAGTTTATAGCATATTGCCAACAGATTTGCCGGTTGGAACGGTTATCTATTACAAGCTTCCCGCTGGCACCACTATCCGAACGACGCTGCAAAACGCTATGTTGCTCAAGCAGAACGATAACGGCGAACGGTGGTGGAAAACTGACACTATTGGTGACCATGCTATCTTTTTCGTCGGTTCTTCCTCGGGTGGCTCAGGCGTTGGGCAGAGTGTCACGTTTGAGCGATTCGCGCAATACACTGCAAGCGACTATGACGTGCTGCAAGCTCTCGGCATCAATTGGTTCGCAGGTGATACGTACTCAGTTTCAGGCACTCCAAAGGTCGATATAGCTGTTAATGGGACACCACAAAACCGCGCTCTAGCGTTTGCTTTCTCAGGATTGAAAGGTGAGCCGGGAGCTAAGGGAGACAAGGGAGACAAGGGCGATAAAGGCGACAAGGGCGATTCGGCTACGACTGAAAGTCAGACAGTAGTTGTCAGTGCAAGCAATGCAAAGAACCCACTTAATACCGATATTATCTTCGAGTTTAAGGGCGGCTTAGTAGCAGTGCGGTTCGATAACGCACGTCCTAAGTTCTCCACTGCTGTGCCTAGAGGCGGGACAGCTTCCCTTGTTACTTTGCCGCCGCCAAATATGTGGCCTAATCGTCGAGTCATGTTTTCTAGTCCAAACGATAGTGACGGCATGTATATGGATATATCTACATCCGGTGCAGTGACGCTTTATGTAAATGTTGCGAAGGCGGCTAACGATATTTGCTCGATTGTCCCCGGCACGTTTTTGGCTTCATGATGAGCGGGGATGAACCTACAGTACTCACGGCGATTTTGGAGACGCAGAGGGCACTAGGACAGCTCACCGCCACTATCCAACAATCGCTGAAAGAGCATACAGCTTACGAAAGTCGAATTACCGTGCTTGAGAAAGACCATGTACCCGAAGAGAAGTTCGAGCGTTTGGCCGATAGCGTGGACAGCATACAGTCTCAGATGCAGGACATGCGCGGCGATATGAGCGGCATTCAGGGCGACGTGTCCGAGATTAAGGCGCGAATGGATAGGCCGCGCCGGTGGTCACATCGCGTTTACGAGTGGTTTAAGGACGTGTCAGGTCGGACGTGGTTTCAGGTTGTGGGCTATTTCGCCACAGCTCTTGCCACGTTTCTTATCGGTTGGTTCAAATAGGAAGGAAAGAATATGCAGAGAGCAAGAAAGCTCACAGCGGCTTTGCTGGCCGTACTGCTTGGCGTGACTGTCGCAGCGTGCGGCGGTAACGACTCGGTTAAGCCCGAGCCGTCCACAACGTCAAGCAAGCCGGTGGAGAAGTCCACAGCTTCGGTATCCATCGACGGTGAGGGCATGGCCACAGATGTGACGATAACCGTCATTGACCCGGATACGGGGCTTAAACCGTCAGACGGCGCCACTGGTACCGACGCGGGTAATGCAACGCCACAAGCGTCTGAATCTACTGAGGTCGGAGATAGTCAGGCGCGGACTAGCACGCTGCAAAACGTGCCACTGCCCTACAAGGACGATTTGACTGTAGACAAGGGGCAGCAAGTCACCGTGAGCGTGCAGAACGGTACCGGTGATGGTGATTTGACTGTCAAGGTCACCTTGGACGGTAAGACCACGATTAAGAGCGCCACGGGAGCTAACGCGGCTGTAGACGTGACAGCAGAGGGAGCGGACAAGTGAGACGATTCAAGGCATTCCTGGCGGCGCTTGTTGCGGTAGCGTCGCTAGGCTCGATGGGCTTGGCCGCAACCACCGCGAATGCTGAGCCGCAAGGCAATGTAACCGCGGCTGTCGCTGTCAATCCAGCGCCGGTTAAAACGGTAGCCGTATCGAATAGCGGTACATCTATCGGCCATGACATTAGCCGGTGGCAAGGCAATATCAACATTAATGTGCTTGGTAGCTACGTCATTGTGAAGCAATCCGGTTCGGACATTGGGTACTTCTACACTGACCCCCTTTATTCGCGCAATGCGCAGGCCGTGAGAGCGTCAGGACGTAATCTCGGCCATTACTACTACAACGGTTACACCAACCCCACAGAAGCGGCGAATAGGTTCGTGAACGGGCTTGTGAGTTACAAGCAGGGTGACCCGCTTGTATACGATGCCGAAGAGTCGCGTTTCGTCAGCCCGTCGAAGGTACAAGCATGGGTGCAGCAGGTGCGCTCACGTCTCGGTTCGAATGCGAACGTGTATGTGTACATGTCGAGTTCTGTCACCCGCGCCTATAACTGGTCATCCGTGGCAGCGTCAGGTGTCAAGCTGTGGGTAGCGAATTACGGCAACAACAATGGCGCTTATCATGGCTCACCTTCGGTGGCGTATTGGTCGGCTTGGTCGATTCACCAATACACTTCGTCAGGTCGGGTAAGTGGATATGCCGGCAATTTGGACACTAACCTTGCCCGGTCAGATGCGTTCGGTAGTGGCGCTACAACCAATACCGTGCCGGTACCTAATCCGGTGGCTAGCACAGTGCCGCATGGCACCTATCTTGGCTATTCGGTGGCGCAGACGCAACGCTTGCTCAACACGTTCGGCTATAAGTTGGCCGTCGATGGATACTTCGGAAACGCCACGAGAGCCGCTGTAGCGGACTTTCAGAGCAAGCATGGGCTTGCGGTCGATGGGTACGCCGGAGCGCTCACACAAGCCGCTCTAGCCCGCACATGGTCTACCTCAGTAGTTCGCGTAGATGGATATGCAGGACGCGCCACTATTGGCCTATGGCAGCAGGTAATGGGCACCAATGTGGACGGCGTGGTGTCCGGTCAGGTGCGGCCACGCGGTTACACTCGCGTCGGCCTTGAATCGTACACATACGGCTGGCGTGGCTCTCAGCTCATTCGCAGGGTGCAAGCTGTGCTCGGGTTGCCACAAGATGGGCTGCTTGGCCCTACTACGATTCGTGCTATCCAGCGTAGGCTAGGGGTAACGCCTGACGGGAACTTCGGACATGCAACCGTCCGGGCGCTGCAAACACGACTTAACTCAGGAAGGTTCTAACAATGGATACACAACTAGCTACCACGGTAGCCACGGCTATTGTCGGCATCATTGCGCCGGTACTTACTCAGATATTCAAGCGATTCGTCCCCCCGGAATGGGTGCAGGTATTCAGCCTTATCGTTTCGGTGGTTCTTGGCCTTGTCGCCGTTGGTGTGACCGGTGGCTTTGCTAGCGGCTACACTGTCGCTGCTGTCATCCTCGCGGTTGTCGCGGTCAGCCAGATTGTCTACTCGGCCATTAACAAGGCTGTCGCCGGTAACCTCTCCAAAGACTATATCGAGAATACCGGCACCACGGTACCCGTAGAGCCGGTAACCGAAGCACCTGAATCAAGGTGATACAGTGATACTTGGTTGCGGTTTCTGATACCTACCGTATTCCAGTTGCAATAAGCCCCCTAGCGTGCTGGCTAGGGGGCTTATTCTATGCTTCCGACTTGCGGTTGCGGCGTATCGGTTCTTCTCTGATAACGGTTCTCACTTCCTCTTCTGGCCGTTTCACTATCCGAGCTATCTCGCTGACGGTGTAGTGGTCATTGTGCCATTTGATTATGCGTTCCCTCATTCGTGCTGTAATCGGCATCTGTACCCCCTTTCATGCTTGAGTCCACCTCTTTGTACCTATATGCGTTGTCGAGCGTCACAAGGCCATTGAGAGCGGTCAAAACGGGTACGCTGCTCGGCGTTGCCCAACTGTGCACCATCCAACCTTTTTCGTAGCTCTCGGCGGGGTGAGCGTGGACATATCCGTGACACCCGGTAGTACCACTCCCACAGAGCCATATGAGGTTAGCGGACAAGTGAGTGTCGAAGCCCTTAGTGCCGCGAAGTCTGCGATGATGCAGTGACGCGGGAACGTTGTACAAGCTCTTCCCACACCTCACGCAACGCTCACTATCTCGCTGGCCGCACAAGCGCCGTGTCTCTTCGATCGGTTTATCTTTCATTACAAGTTCCCTCTTACCTTCTCAAATTGGAATATATCCATCGCTTCGCTCGACTCATTTTCATCAGCTACGAACACTTTGACTGAGGTTGTCGTGTCCCCCATGTCTTTGGTGTCCGAGAAGTCATCGTTGTATTCGCCATTCGCAAACTTGCGTTTCGCTTCGGCCTTGCTCTCAGCTACGAGATATTGCACGTCAACCACTATTGCCCGTTGCTCGATGCGATATATCTTCTTCTTCGGCATCAGTAGTACCCCACCTCAGTAAGCCCCCGCCACGGTTGCGTTGGGTGGACGGTATAGATAAGTTCATGCGAGAACATCGCCAAGATTTGAGACAACCCACGCATAGGGATATTCATTGTCGCTTCGATTGTCGTATCTAGCGAGAGCACGTCGCCGTCATCCTCGCCGTCTATTTCCTCGACTAACGATGCGTTGTCCAGCTTTTGCCAAGCATCTGCATCTTCAATAGCCGTTCCTGGGGGAGCGATATAGAATCCCCATTCATCACTGCTCATTGCTTCTGCTCCCTTTTGCCTTTGTATCTGAGATTGTGGTTACCGCCAAACCCGCCATCGCGTATATTTGAGTCCAGCAAGAAACAGTTATCACCACGGAATATCCTGCCGTCGATTTCCGACCACAGACCTTTCTTATCCTCATATGCCAAGATTTCCATAGGTTCACTCATTGCTTCTGCTCCTTACGGTATTGAGCAACTGCCTTAATCACAATGTCCAAGGCTTCGATATATTTGCCTAGGTACGCTTCATCAGAATTGCTGTAAGCGTCTTCCATCGCTCTAACATGTTCGTCCGCGCGTATCTGAGCATCATGAGCAGCAAGAGAAACCAGACGGTATAGTGCGTGTTTATCTGCGTGGATGTCGAGTATTTCTGACCAGCTATACACTTCGCCCTCGTATAGGAATCCGTTCGTGTCGAGCCAAAATGAATCCACTATAACCGGTGAATCGGATTCCATTATTAGATACAATCCACGGTCTTCCGGCTCTGGCGTACTCTCGGTGAGTTTGATTGGTTCGTATTCCTGTGTCATGATTCAAAAACCCCTTTTCTGACCGTGTCTTTTGCTATCACCGCCATAGCCCGTTGCAGTACATCAGCATCATGAGCGGCAAGCCAACGGTTGAACGCCCTTTCACCGATTGCTGAGTAGTGTGCCCAACGTCTAGTGTTTCGTGCACTGCAAAAAGCACGCACATAACCCGCTTTAATGTCGTTGTCGGTAGGCGTTTTCCCCTCTGTCATGATTGAATTTCCTCTCTTTCGGATTGCTGCTCGGTAACGTAATGCTCACAAGCATCAAGCAAAGCGTTCCCGTAAGAGCGCAGAGTGTCCATAGCGTCGTGGTCGAATGGCGCTCCATTGTCCATAAGCGCTGGATTGAGGTGCACCGTCACCTTGTCGTTCTCGCCGTCACTGTCAAGATACGCGATATACGTGCCGTCAAATTCCAGCAGTACCCTCACGCAGCCCTCGGGCTTCGGTTTGACAAGACGGGTAACCGTCTCAATGGTGATAATCTCGCTTTGTGGTGTGCTCTGCTCATTCTCGTTGGTGTCACTCATAATCGTTACCTTCCTTGCTTGCGCTTGTTGTAAATGGTTTGCATCGCTTCATTGAGGTCTTCTGTTGTGCCTTTCCCGTTCTTGAGAGCCTGGTATATGTCAAGTACCTCGGTAGGGGTGAAGGTGAGCGCGGCGCGTTCAAGATTCTCGATACCGTTTTCCGCTTCTCTCTGTGCCAAGGCTTCTCTGTCATCCTCGTCCATATCATCGTGGTAACCGTCATTCCACCAAGATGAAAATTCAGGGTCATACCAATGGATAAGTTGCTCTCGGTCGGGTACATAATCCCATATGCTCTCGCGGGCGGCTTCTTCTTCATCTTCGGCTTCGTCAGGCGCTTCGGTCTGCTCCATGTCGGGGATAACGAGAGATTCAAGAGTATGAGACACGTCAGTGTTAGCGATGCCTAGCACGGCTCTTTCAATCTGATTGCCCACGCTGCTGAATATCCTCTGCTTCAGGCGGCCAAGCACGTTGCTGGCATCTTCCATCAGTGTGTCAGGTGGCGCGATGTGCTTGTAGGTGATGGGCTGCCAACGATGCACCGGGGGCTTGCTGATATTAATTCTCATTGTCGTTTCTCCTTGTCAGATGATTGCGGTTCGGTTTCAGCGATGATGTGACCACAGCAGCAGAAAGCGATGGGGCTTCGCTGCTGAATCTCACGTTTTTGAGATATGGCTCTTTGCCCTTGTCGTGGGCGACAACATCAAGCGTTTCGATAATGTCGATAATCTCTCGCTGTCGTTCCTCGTTTGGCAGCCGCTTGCCGTTTTCCCACCGGTAAACCGTGTTCTTGTAGGTGTGCAGAAGTTCGGCAAGCTCGGCTTGAGACAGCCCCACAGTGGTTCGGGCATTGAATAATCGGGCGCTAAAATCGCTCAATTCACGGGCACGCACTTCATCTATGAGAAAGATGTGTGTGCCATTGATAGCGGCAAGACGGCCATAAGGATTAATCACGAGGGCAGCAGCGCCGAGTGGTGTCTCGATAGCGTGGGGATTGCACACGCGCCACTTGCTTGGCAGATTCTCGGCGTAGGGCTTGCTTGACAGTTCCTTGTGCTCAATCATTCTCGGCCTTCTTCGGGATGATGTTGTAAACGGCCTTCAAGTCCTCGATAAGTGCTTTGCCTTGGTCGGCATCAAGCCCATATCGGGTGAGGATGGAAAGCAGCCGAAGCACTTGCTTCTGCTCTTCTGAGAGCATGTCAAGTGCAATCTGCTGGCGGCGCTTGTACTCTTCCGAGTATTCGCTCGGCTTGAGCTTTTGGCGGTATGTGACGTACATACTCACATGGCCGCGACGAATAATGTCAAACACGACATATTCATCCTCGCTATACGAGACGGGCTTACTGGCATAAGCCTTCGATAGCTCTCTGACGATTGCACCATCTGACACGTCGATTTGAAGAGTACTGGACACGCCGACTTTCCGGGCATCTTTCTCGGACTCCAACCTTGCGACCACATCATCGAATACTTCTGCTATTAGCCTTGCTTCTTGCTGCATGATGTTTCCCTTTCGTTCAGGCGTAGACCGTAATCCACTCTTCGCCTTCGTCATCTATGATTGTTGCCGGTTGCCCGGTAAGTCTTGCTGTCTGCTTTGCTCGGCGCACCATGTCGCCAACATCGTCGGTTTCAGGCACATCAGATACGGCGTTACCGCTTTTGATTGTGTAGCCGTTCATGCCTGACCGGTACCCGAATAGGTATCGAACAACACGTCTGCGATAGCTCGGGCGAACTCTCGGCTTGTGAAGTTGAATCGTCCCGAAGCGCTCCATTCGACAAGCCCCTTATCTTCCAGCTTGCGGATAATGTCGCCTTCTTCGGCGCTCACAAGACGCGGCTTGATACTTCCATCTTGTGCCGAGTATTGCAGGAAGGGGAGCAGTCGGAGAACTCGTACAGTTAACTCCATATCTGTCACTTCGTTCCATTTTTTGAGACTGCTCTCGTTTACGCTGTCTACCATTCCTCTTGCCATGATGATGCTCATTGCGATACCCCTTTGATTAGTGGGGCTAGAGACTTTCTCTAGCCCCGGTTGTGGTTACCAAGTCTTTGCGAAGGCTTCCATCTCTTCGGCGCTGTACCAATAAAAATCGCCACTAGCAACAGTGAGGCGGTATTGGCTATAGAATGCCTTCCCTGATTCATCGTCAACCGCTTGGTCTTTGTCGATAGAGGATATTGCGCCACTTAGGTCGCTATACCCTTCTAGGCAAGTGGCTTCGTCGAAGATTGAAGAGAGTGGCGGCTTCTTCGCTGTTTGGTCTACGGTTTCCGGCTGATACATGGTGATACCCCTTTGGTGTGGTGGGGCGCTAGCGCTTAACTAGCGCCCCCGGTCGATTACTTGGCTTGCAACGTCAGCATCTTGGCTTCGGCGGACTCCCTAGCCTTGGCTTCGTACTCGCGGATTGATTCAACATCCTCAGAAGGAACGGTTGTTGTCTCTCTCCACACACACTCTGTTTTCCAAAACTTGCCGCGTTCATCCTCGTGTTCAATCTCGGCGTAGATTCTTGCGGTGATTGTTGCCACGAAGGTGAACCCGTTAAGAGTGGTGCTGAGTTCGATGCTTAGGCTGTCCATGTGATACCTTTCGTTGTGCTGGTAGTTAAAATCTACCACACCTACTCAGGTCAGGCAATACGGCGTGTCGCGCTATCCAAATGGGCATCGAACCACGCTTCGCCAAGCGGCGACAACACAAAACGCTGACACCTTCCCCCGGTCGGGGTAATCCCCCGATTGTCCGAGTACGAGACAAGGCCAAGGCGCTGCAATTCATTGCGCCTAGTCCCTAGCCCGTTTTTGGTATCGTTCCAACCGATTCGATGCGCTGCGCTATGCAAGTCGAAGTCACTAATCGGCTTGCCCGCTGCCGCCTTGAGCAGCTTCATAACGCGCACCTTCTGCGCACTGAGATGCACCCGTCTAGCGGCTTCGATGCTGGTAATCGGTGAGTGTGCCCGGGTAGGTGCTGCCACGCTGTCAGGCGTGTTAACGTCTACCTTCTCGGCCACTTCCTTGAGAGTCAGTCGCACAACCTTGTCCACTAGCTCTCGCATTGAGCCTTTGTAGACTTCCACTTGCTGCCACACGCTGTCTATTAGCTGCTCTGTCTGTGGTTGCTCCATATCCCTTATTCCCCTCGTGTCTAGTAGATGTTTGAGAAATGCCGTAGGAAGGCCGCCACGGCGCTAGCAGCGGCTACCCCTACTAAGTGTGCCGACAAGCGTTGTTTGTCCCTCAGTGCGCTTGCTGTGACGATATAGGCCGGTACGGTGACATACGGCGCTATGCACCAACCGCATGTAGCAAGCTCTTTCCAAGTTCGGACGTTCGTGGCCTTGCGCCGGTGCTGCTCTTCGGTGTCGGCATCAGACTCTTCGCCCGTGACGACGCTATCGGCCTTACGGTCTATCGCAGAGGTGTAAGTGTCGCGTGCCCGCTTGATAAGCCCGTGCGCCCCATTGGTGAGCTGCAAGGCTGTGGCGGCATAGCCGGAGATTACTCCGGCTATGAGAATGGTTCGCATTAATCTCATTTGCCTAGCCCGTCCACTTGCAGCGAGTCGGTGAACCACACGCCGTTAATGAGCAGCGCCGGTGCTGAGATTTTCGCGGCCTTAGCTTCGGCTAGCAGCGGCTCATAGATGGTGTTACCCGGCTCAGCGACAATCAGGCTGCCACCGAGACGGTTAGCTGCTGAGCGTCCCGACGTGAGTAGTCTCATGCTCTCGCTGCCACATGTGGCACAACCGTCGGGCAGAAGGTACATAGCTTCTTTAGAAATGGTTCTCATTAGTAATTCACTCCTACGAGATAGTTTTGAATGGTGTCGATGAACATGAGAGAGTCAAGCTGAGCGGCCTTGTGGTGCTCAATATCGGTAGCGATGCTGTCGCGGGTGATGGTCAGGAACACATGGCGCAAATCGTCCGAATACACCCGGTCATCGTAAAACGAGAAGTACAGCGTTTGCAGCGCGTCATTCACCACGAAGTACTGCAACGCCTGAGCCTTGTACTTGTCAGGCACGAAGTCGAACTCGCGGCCTTGGCCGTTGTACACATATTCAGGCATCGTGCAAGCGGCAAGCTGTATCAGTTCGTTGCATTCGGTCTGTACGGTATCGGCTACCGTGGCGCCGGTGTCCTGAAAGTCTCGTATCGCTTTGATACGGCGATATGTCAAGATAGGCACCACAGCCGCGAAATGATTCGCTGAGCCAAGACTTTTGCACTCGATAGCCCACGTCGGTTCGAGATTCACTTCGTGAACGTCAGGGGATACCGCAAGCCGGGGGAAGTCATCGCTCACCCAAATACCCGGGTCAAAATTCGCGGTGCTCTCGGGAATGCCGAGCTTGTGAACGGTAATCATCGCGTTTTCATTCTCAAGGCGGTGACCACGCTCGGCGGGGTTTTCGCCGGTTGCTTCCTCGGCCAACGACTCGGCAAGATACCCGTAGTAGCCCGAAGTAACCTTGAGCTTCATGCTAGCGAGTCGAGCATCAGAGATTTGCTTGTCGAGTTCCTGAGCCTTGTCTAGCAGCTCATTCGCCTTCGCGTCAATCTCTTTCGCCTTCTCAAGGTGCTTGGCTTTCAGCTCTTCGGCTTGCGCCACGTATTCCTTTGACTTGTCGAGGTTCTTCTTGGCCGTCGCTTCGGTTTTCGCTGTTTTGGCCTTCTCTGCCCAACTCGCGGACAATTCCATCTTCTTGTCGATGTCATCGTGCTTCTTGCGCATTTGCGTCGCCAAGTCATGCTGCTCTTCGGCCTTGGCAATCATATTCATCTTGCGCTGCACAATCGTTTCCGGGTCGATAACGCTGTAATGTTCAAGAGCCAATTCGCCCGACTTGGTACCGGTGACAAGGCCGCGTCGCGCTGCAAGCCAAGCGTCTGTTTCGGCTTCTTGTGATACGTCGAGGATATTCATTTGTTGTTCTCTCCATTCAGGTGAGGGTGATTGTGTTTTCTGTTATGTGCCGCCTTGTCATCTTCGAGCAGTTCCATCAGTCGAAACAAGCCTATGAACACGACGAACATAAGAACAAAGTAGGTGGGCGGCCATGCCATTGCCCCACCTTGGGCAACTGTCTTACATGTCACGAGTAGCACCATCAGCACAACTTCGAGGATGCAAGACAAGATAATCAGCGTGAGAAGGATGCGGCGCTTCATGATGCCGCGCCTTGCTGCTGAGCTTCGACATCGCGGATAAGCAAGTTAACGTCTGTCAGCATCTCAGCGCCTTCGGCCTTGCTGAATTGGCTGAGCCGGGTGACCTGACGATGCAGCTTTGCCGAAGCGTAGGCGAGAAGATTGAACCCGTCGATTTGCTTGGCAAGGTCGCGCAGCTTGTAAGCATCCTCACGGCTGATACCATCAGCATTCGGTTCATTCTTCGGCTTCTGAGCGTTTGCCGCTTTCGCTGCGGTCACGCCGTGTTCGTACTCCCACGCTTTGCGCCCGTCGTCATCCTTTTGAGGGAAGATACCGAGGATGCCGTACAAGCTGTATCGTCGCCCGTAGGATACCGAGGAACCATTCGATTGAGGGTCGCCGGTCACTACATATGGGTAGCCGGACATTTTCACGGCTTCGGTCTGCGAGAAGAAGAACGTGTTAATCGTCGCAATTTGCAAGCCGTTGTTGGCATCGCTCGGATTGTACAGAAACTCGATGGGCTGAGTGAACATCAGGCCATTCTTATTCAGGTGCGGTTCAATCTTCTCAATCAGTGAGTTGAGCGCAAGCCAATTGTATATGCGGTTGCCCTTAGCGCCCGGTATCTCTCCCCGGGTATCGGTGTAGAGCTTCGGCATGTCATTGCGTGCTTTGAAGAATTTGGTGAGGAATTCCTTGCTTGCGGTTTCCAGTCCCATTGTGATTACCCCTTAGTTGTTGGCGTGCCCGCCGTGGTGACGGGGCACAAGGTGCGGATTATTCAAGCGTGATGGTTATGTCAAGGTAGGCGCATTCGGCTGAGTAATCGTCGCCACGCTCGGCCTTCTCTGCCAATTCGCTAATGACAGACTCAACTTCCTTGGACGCTTCATCGCTTGTAATCTCAAACATTCTTGAGATTGATTCTTTGAAGTCGTACTTGCTGACGTTCGTAATGGTTTCCGCGCCGTCTGAGATGGTGTAAGTTTCGTTAACGTTCTTGAGTGACATTTTCGATACCTTTCTTTGTGCTGGTAGTTACAGACTACCACCACTATGAACCGAGCGCACGGCTTCGGCGTGTCGCGTTCTCCTGATTCAGCTTGTCAATCGCTTCGGCATGTGTCTGCCTAACGCCAAAATACAGTCGCTTGGCCGCGATGTAATCGAACTCCGGGTGCTCTTCCAACCACCGCGCTAGCCCCGCTTCGCTACGGTCATCAGCAGACCGCACAGCCTTGGCCGGGCTATCACCGATACAAGAATCGTCACTGAGCCAATTAGCCGCGTGCTTCACATAGCGATAGTTCTCGTTGTTCTGCTCCCGAATGAGATATGAGCGTGCCGACTGCATCAGGACATCAAGCCCGACCTTCCTTGCCGCGTCATTGAAAGCCGTCTGCACACTGCTCACGCTCCCGCCTTTCTTCGGCCACATTCGTCTGAACTCCCTGAATGCTTCTGCTGTCCTTCCATCATCCGGGACGCTGTTAACGGATTGCGAATTTTGGGGGACTATAAGGGGTATTAATATCTCTTTCTCTCTCTCTCTCTCTCTGCTTGGCAAAGTGCTTAGCATTTGGTTAGCACCTTGGTTAGCAACGTGCTTAGCACATTGGTTAACACCTTGCTTTTTGGTGGTGGCGCTTTCGGGTAACCCGGTCGGTTTCGATTCGGTTTCGTCTTGGCTCTTGCGAGGTCTGCCGCCTTTGCGACCGGCTGCCCGTCGCTTCTCCCGTCGCTTCTCTCGTTCCTCGGCGCTCATTTGGTGCGAGAGGTAATCGTGTACGAGATAACCGCCTTTGGTTTGCTCCCATAGCCCTGAATCGACTAATAGGCGTATCTGTTCAGGTGATGCGAATAGCGTGCGCTTCGCTTGGACTTCCCCGATATATCCGTCTGTATCACGTCTGAAAGCTAGCGTGATGCTTTTTAGCCATATCCAGCACGCGCCCGGGTCTGTCTCTTCGAGCTTGAGCAGTTTCTCGCTATCAAGTATCGCGGTATCTAGCTTTATCCATGACTGCCCGCTAGACGGTTCGGGCTGATTGAGGTTCTTCGTCATGCTGACAACTGTATCATGAGACACGCCGAGGTACATTGTGGTTCATATAGTGCTATAGTGTAGACATGCCCAAATCACCAATAACATACATCTCACCTACCGAGTTTTCTGAGATTGTCAGCATCAGCACATTCACAGTGCGCCGAATGCTGCGAAGCGGAAAGATACCCGCTATCAAGATAGGCCGCGACTGGCGTATCGAGATGCCCGCAGCATTGGAAGCACTCAAGAACCAAGACAAGGGGGATACAAACGATGCTTGAGCCACGCATAGACATCACCTCGGCTCGGCTCACTGCTGACCCGGAAGTAACAAATACCCGCACCGGTAAAGAGATGATGCGACTCAGATTCGCCGTGAACCCGTATCACAAAGACCGGTCGGGGCAGATTGTCAATGACCCGCCTATGTTCTTCTCAGTGACCACCTTCGACACCCGTCTTATGCAGACGTATCGAGAGCAGTTGCACAAGGGCGACAAGGTGAACATATCGGGCTATCTGAATGTCAAGACCTATCAGAAGTCAAACGGCGAAACCGCGACAGACATTCAGGTGAACAACGCCTACGTTTCCATACCACTTGAGAAGGCCAAAGAGTCCAACAACAACAATTCCAGCGCTAACTATGGCGGTGGCTACGGATATTCGAGTGCTTCGGCATCAGACGGGTATGGCACATTCAATCAGTTTGGGGGTAATGATGATGGTGAACCTGAGTTCTAACATCGTGACGGTGAGTCGCCGTCTACAAGTTTTGCAGACCGTGAGCAAGCGTCAGGGCGGTGAGATTATCGACACCTATGTGGAAGCCGCCGTTAATCCGTACAAGCGTTTCCCGTATTCGCCTATCGTGTGCCTATTGTGGCTTGCTGATAGTCATGCCAAGTTCTTCGACGTGGCAGCGTTCCAAAAGTTCAGAACCGAGTTCGAGCGCGGCGACTTCGACATTATGCGATTCGCCTTCTCGTGGAATGACATGCTGGACAAGAATAACGACGCTTGGAACGTGCTGAAACAGGTGAACGCTTCGCCCAAGTCGCTTGAAGGGGCACCGCCATTTAGCCATTGCCCGCGCTGTGACAAACTTGTGTGGCCGACCTCAGAACGTCAATATGACGAAGGCAAGAAGTCGTATGAGGAAATGAACCAAGCGTATTACCGTCGAGTCAAGGCCGGGTATGAGCGCAACACGTCGCCACTCTACTGCCTGAATTGCGGGCAGCCGTACAAGTACGACGGCAACTATCTCACCTACAAGGGCACAGCCAACGAGAAGAGTGTGAGCGAGATTCTTGAGCTGCAATCATCAGGGCAGCCGACTTTCGAGGAAGCCGACGAACTGGACGAAATAGCTCAGCGCGCCAAAGAGATGAAGGAACTCGCACATGCCTGAAACTGAGGTATTCCACACGTCTGACACTGTGGTATTTATCCATGTCAAAGGCACGCCCGCGCCGAAAGGCTCATATAAGCCGGTGAATGGTAGAAGCCGGGTGTCAGGTAAGCGGATTACTCGGCTAGTGCCTATGTCTAAGGCTGAGCGCCCGTGGCGTGACTCGGTAGAGTTGGCAGTCAAGAATCTGCCTGACCCTATCCCGAGGTTTGAGAATATGCCGCTTGGCGTGCGAGTGCAGTTCTTTATTCTCAGGCCAAAGAGCGTCAGCAAAAAGAAGCGCTACTATCCGACCGTCAAGCCTGACCTTGACAAATTGCAGCGCAGCACCTTCGATGGTCTGACGGATAGCGGCATCATTGCCGACGATTCACTTATCGTCAATGTCGAAGCGTCGAAGCATTACGTGTCCGACTCGGACGAAGTGGGAGCATATATCACCATCTTCCCGCTACCAATTCCCCAAGACTGAATCAAATCGAAAGGCAGTAAAAACATGAAGAGCACAGTTATCCACACGATGAAGTTAGACCCTGAGCTTTGGCCGCTCATAGAGTCAGGTGATAAGAAGTTCGAGATACGAAGTGAAGTGCCTGATAACTTCCAACGCGGCGATTACATTCGCTTCGTGCATCCCGAGACGCTTACATGCTTCGGCTATAGGCGAGTAGCCACTTGGCCGCTGAGATTGAAGGACGTTGCCCCGGCATTAGTACAACAGATAGCGGGCATCACAGAGGAACAGTACGCCCGATTCTTCCCCGGCGCATATGTCACGATGGAAACTGCATACATCTTCCAAGTGGAGAAATTCGACAAGAAAACCGTTGCACCCACAACCGACCCAATACTGCAAATTATGAAAGGCGAGTAACATGCAAAACCCTGAATTTAACTTCAAAGCACCCGAGCCTAAACGCTCAATCGGCTACCGTATCGGCAAGGCTATCGGCTATGTACTCGGCGGCATCCTCATACTGGCCGTGGCCGCAGTGGTCATTATCGGCATGGCCGCGCTAATCAAATTCGGAATAGGATACCTAGCATCGTGAGCGCAATCGAAGAGAACAAGGCAATCATCATGCAAACCGCTCCACACGCTTGGGAAGCGACAGTCTACGTCATGAGACACGACACTTGGGTAACCGCCACAACCCTATCAGCAAGAACTCGTGACGGCGTATATCGCAAAGTCACCCGATACCTTCGCAAACACACAAACCCACTCACCTAAGCAATGCAAATCGAAACCCGCACAATCAAGGACTAACCATCATGGCAATCACACTTAACCCGGTTGAACTTCCCGCAGATGCAGAAGTAGACCCAACAAACCGGATGCACACCTTCGAGGACAAGGCAACCGCACTCAAATCACACCCCGGTGAATGGATAGCCGTGTACGAAGGAATTGACACCAGACGCAAGGCAGTAGCCCGAGCAGCCAACATCAGGCTAAGCAAACTCGCTGGCACAGAAGGATACAACTTCCAAACAGCCATATACAACAACCCCAACAGGCCAACCACTGAAACCGAAGGCGACACTCAAGAGAACTGGACAGTGTACGCCAAATGCCTTAGCCAAAAGCGACCCACCGAATAACCCACACCCACACCCAATAAGCCCACCATGCCCCCAAAGCTCACCACTCAGGGGGCATTCCCATATCCAAGTAGAATCAATACCAACAAACTACAAAACACTGATAGCCAAAGGAAGGTGTAAATCATCATGGCAGTGGAACGCAACGCGGTAGGGCAGATACTCCCCGGCCAAGTCAATAATCCGACCGGTAAGGGCGGCTTTGGTGATAACCCGCAGAATGGTAAGGGTGGTGGCCGTTGGAACCCTAAAGCGAGTATCGGCTATAACCGGCGCAAGTATGTGGGTATGACTGACGAAGAGCTGGCTGACGTTATCAAGCAAGGGCAGCAAGGCTTACTGACTCAGGCGGAGAAGGCGGCGCTGGCTAGTGTCATGTCTATGGGCACGTTCGCTGGCCGTGTCGAAGCCGAGGATAGGTTGGAAGGGAAGCCGCGTCAGCAGATTGACCAGCAGATTACTCAGGCTGCTGCGCCGGTGATTAATGTCAAGTTTGTGGGTAAGAAGAGTATCAACAAGCCAAACGAACATGATTAATGTTCACTTCCAAGCGGAATGTGCGGCTTACCCCGGGGCTAGACCATCAAAACGCCCATATCGGCATGTACATCTCACATTATCCCGGTCTGATAGGATGAATACCGCGACTGTAAGCCGTGAGTGAGTCGCACAAGACTGGTCAATTAACCACGGTAGGAATGCTCCTCATTCCCGGTAGCCCTCAGCGCTTTTTATGTTTCCCGCTGGGGGCTTTCCCTATACTCGAAGGTATGACCGACCTCATAGTTCCCGAAGCGTATCAGCCGCTCTTTTGGTATCTCGACACTGACGCTGACCTAGCTCACCCACGCTACCGGTACTTCGCTTTGCCCGGTGGCCGTGCAAGCGGCAAGAGCACCGACGTGGCAACCTCGCTAGCCCTACGCGGTTCACTCTTCCCCACACGCAACATATGCACAAGGGAGATACAGAAAAGCTTGGACGAGTCAGTGAAAGCCCTTCTCGCCAAGGTGATAGACGCTTACGACCTTCCCGGCTACTCAATGACCGAAACCGAGATAAAGAACATCAATGGCACGACATTCAACTTCTCCGGTATGAGCCACAATCCCGAGAGCACCATCAAGGGCTTCGAGGGCGCTAACGTCTGCTGGGTAGAGGAAGCACAGACCGTGAGCAAACGCAGTCTCGACATCCTTATTCCCACCATTCGTGAGCAGGGCAGCCAAATCATCGCGACATGGAACCCTCTGACACCGGCTGACCCTATCGAGCAGCGGCTTCACACCAACATCAGTGAACTAGACAACGAGGTGACCTATTACCGGCACACCACATATCGTGACCTAGACGATGCTGGCTTGTTGAACCCTGAGATTAAACGCATGATTGACGCGGCGAAAGATACACCCGAGTTCGCTCACATTTGGGAAGGCTTACCCTACGAGAAGATTGTCAATCAGATTATTAGCTGGCAAGCCTTGGAGCACGCGAGGAAACGCAAGCCCGACACTGAGGGTGGCGTGAGCTTCGGCGTGGACGTTGCCCGCTACGGAAACGACCGCACGGCTGTAGCAATCAAGCACGGGCATCATCTTGAGGATATTCAGAGCTGGCGGCACCGGTCGCTAGTCGAGAGCGCCGAGACAATCAAGGGCATGGCCGATAGTATGCACCCGGTGATGATTAACGTGGATGATACCGGCATAGGTGGCGGACTCACAGACGTGTTACTGAGCTACGGGCTACCGGTGAACCCGGTACAGTATGCGGCGGCGGCGAAGCGCCCCGATAAATACCCGAATGTCGCTAGTGAACTGTGGTTCGATTTGGCTGACCAACTGGACACGATGACCATTAACCCGCTGATAGACGAACTCCAAGTCACTATGCAAGAGCTGACTACTAGGCAGTGGAAGATTGATAGTCGCAACCGTCGAGCCGTGCAACCTAAGAAGGAATGGAAGGCGGCTAACATGACGGGCAGCCCTGACCTTGCCGACGCTGTGACCTTGGCTTACTATCTGCCCCCGGTGATGCCGAGCTGGGACGTATCCATTATTTGACCGGTAACGATTATCATTAGAGTAACCACGCGAGAGGGCGATAACACAATGAGCTTCATGACAGGACTACGGGCGGCTTTCAGCTTCAATCAGCCCACGGGCAACCGACCATCAGCGCCTAGCCAACAGATGACACCATCAGGCTACGGGTGGCAGGGCGTGACCACGAGTGACATACCGGACAGCGACACGTTCGATAACGTGTTCCCCTATTCAAACGCTATCGCGCAACGATTCAGCACCATCGTTCCCTATGCGGTCGATGAAGATGGCAAGAAGATTCGTCCGACACCGGCACCACTCATGGCCTTGTATGCGCCTAACGACATGTTCTCGTGTCGTGAGTTCCTCGGCTTCATCGCGTCGAGTATGCTCACTCAGTCACACTTGGACATTCTCATATGGACTCGTGACGGCAAGACGGCGCAACCGGGCGGCAAGGTGACCGGCGACAACATCACCGGGTACACGTTCTTGCCCTCGGACAGTCGAGTGTATAACCCGAACAAAACGGATTACACGTTTCAGGCTGTAGTGGTTGTGGACGGCGTGGCAGAGACGCGCAGGTTTACCCGTGACGAAGTGATTAGCCTTCGCTACTCCACTCACCCGAACGACATAACCCGTGGCATCAGCCCGGCCATGACCGTCAAGAAGTGGGCTTCTGTCGATGACATGATAGCCGACTATGAGCGCGGATTCTTCGGTAACGGTGCTGTGCCCGCTGGCATGATGGGCATTGTGTCGGAGACTCCCGAGGACTTCGCCAAGAATCGTGCCCACATGGAAGATACATTTAGGGGCGCTGGCAACAACAACGGCCTTGTGTACAACTGGATACCGGTAGACCCGAGCACGAGAAAACCGGCACAGAACGGGAAACTCGTGTATGTGCCATTCCAGCAGTCGAACAATACGCTTGACCTTACCGGCGTTAACGGCATGGTCAACAATCGACTAGCCGGAGCTATGGCCGTGCCTGACATTATGCGAGGTATCGACAACGGGCAGACCTACGACAACGCCGAACGCGCCGAGAAAGCCTTCATCGAGAACACGCTTAACCCCTTGCTGCTGACCGTGTGGGACAAATTCCAATTCGAGCTTGACCGCATATGCAACGATTTGCACTTTGGCATTACCTTCGATTTTGAACTGCCTACTCAGACCGACGTGGAAAAGACCCGCGCCGAGACTACACAAATGCAGGTCGATACGCTCTTGAAGCTCATTGACTATGGCGCTGACGTGCCTACCGCAGTCGCCGCGCTCGGCATGGCTGACGGCTTCAAGGCGCTCAAGCTCACTGCCCCTTCGGGAGCGGTGGCACCGTCTGAGGATACACCGCAGCTTGTCGCCAAACGTGGCACGGCCAATGTCATATCAGCGAAGCCGAAAACTATCACCGCAGCCAAACACTCTCACGCCTTCTTCGCCAAGAAGGATGAACTCGACGCTTACAAAGCCGGGCTGAAAGTCACCACTAGGATGCTTGAGCGTCTTGTCAACTATGTGGGCACGAAAGAGCTGGCAGCACATAGCACGCTTGGCGAGATTAGCGCCGAATGGTCGGACGGTATCACTAGCGCCTACATGCCGCGCATACTGGCATACGCGCAGCAGACCGGGCAAACCATTGTCGCTAGTATGGAGCAGCTTGCCAAGAAGGACAAGGGCATAGCCAAACTACTGCAAGGCTTGAGCAGCAGCGACCTAGCGGCGCTCTATGAGTGGGATGAACTGCCTAAGCGGTTCGCTGACTTGTACGCTGCCCGCTTGCAGAAGGTCGCGTCTCGTGCCCTCGATGACGGCATGACGGCACTACAGCTCATAATCCAGCAGGGCATAGATGAAGAGTGGACAACCGCACAGCTTCGCAAGGCGCTGCTGGACTTTACGACGGGTGAGCGTGCCCAACTGCTAGCCGGTAACGAACTGATTAACGCTCAGCGTATCGGCTCTTTGAACTCGGCTCAGTATATGGCGGATGACCTCAAGCTCGACATGGTGAAGGTGTGGCAGCTTGGCGATTCGGACGCTTGCGACTTTTGCCGCCACATGGACGGCACCGAAGTAGACGTGTCGGACACGTTTATGAAGTTGGGCGCGTCGATTGACATTAACGGCGTGACCTACAGCAATGACTTTATGAGCAAGACCGAAGCGGACGGGCACCCGAATTGCCGCTGCTATCAGGTGTACCGAGTGAAAGGCTTGCGCAGTGAGTGAGCCTATAGACATTCGTTGCCGCAAGTGTGGCCGGTTCCTCGGTAGCTTCGAGCAGTCGAGCATGACTATCACGCTCAAATGCGGCAACTGTCGAGCTTTGGAGCGATATAGGTTTGTCAGGTTATCCGAATATCCATCGCTATCGAGTATCATTACCAATAGAGCATTAAGCCCATCAGTGAAGGACAGCTCTACACAACAATCAGAGCAAGGAACGTGCGAATGAGAATCGAACTAGCTGACGGCAAGCCACTGGCTTCTGACGGCCACACTCTCAAATTCCTCGCCAACACCGGGAAGATGATGCGGGGAATTAACCTCGCTGTAGATTTGGACACTCTGAGCGTGCCGCTTATTGACGGCTCACTCAAACTGCTCAATGACATCGAACCAAGCGACCAAATCGCTGTCCCATTGTTGGCTGACCATTATCCGAGTATCAGTGCTCAGGCGGGTACCATCACCGCTCTTAGCCACGAGGATAGCGGAATGGAAGCGACGGCCAAGCTATCGGACACAGAAGCCGGACTGACAGTGCAGCAACTCGCCAAAGACGGGGTGCTCACCAACAGTTTCAGCATTCATGTGGACTTCACTACCGAACCCGGCGCAGACAACACCATTCACGATGCGGAATTGGTCGAGATTAGTGTGGTCTACAAGGGGCAAGACCAAGCCGCGCACTTCCATTCAATCAATTCACGGAAAGGCAATGCAATGCAGATTAAGACCACGCTCGACACTTCGGCCATTGAATCTCGTATGTCCGAGTTCAAGCTGTCGGACGAAGAGAAGAAGAACCTGACCGACACCGTTACCGAAACGATGCAGTCGGCACTCGATGACGTTGTGAAAGCCATTGGCGATGAATCAGAAGATTCGGGCAATGACGATAACGGCGGCGACGATTCAGACAAGGCGGACGGCGCACCTGAGGGCGCGCAGCAGTCAGCAAAGGAAGAGAAAGAGGGCGGCAAATTGGCACGCACTGTCATTATCAACAGCTCGAATAAGGCCGTTTCAGGTGGCGCAGTGTCACTGTCGAAGTCTCAGCCGAAGAGCTATCTCGACACCGAGAAGGCTGTACTGGACTACGCCGAGTATCTGCAAAAGCACCCGTCTGAGGATGCGATGACCGTTAATGAAGGCTGGCAGCAGAAGGCGAAGTTGGAACTCGCCAAGTCCGCTTCATTCGGTATCGACGGCGACGATGCGAAGAAGTTCATTCCGAAGGCCGTGCTTACCGCCGTCGAGGATGCTTTCAATGCGCCCGGTCGCATTTGGCCTATGTTGAACCATACCGGCCTTGACGTTCCCCCCGAACTCGGTTTGAACGATGTGAGCTTGGACAACGACAACGGTCGCGCACACGGCTACCGTCCCGAAGAGTACGGTACCGAGAAGAAAGAGCAGCACATCGCTATCCAAACCCGTACCGGTGACGCGAACTATACCTACAAGTATCAGAAGATTGACAAGGGCTGGCTGCGCAAGACGCAAGACCCGGGCGCACTGCTCAAGTACGTGCTGCAAGAGCTGCCTAACCGTATCATTCAGACCATCGAGCGTGCCGCTATCATCAATAGCGTTGCGCCGACCGCGACGAATGACTGGCCTGACCTCGACTACTTCCGCTCCATCTACGACGATTCACTGGAAACGGCGGCGACTGCTGGCGCTCGGGTAATCCCGGGCAACACCTTCGCGCTGACCATGACTCAGAAGCAGAACGACACCTACTTCGATGCTGTCGTGGCCGCGTCTCGCAAGATTCGCGCTCAGGGCAAGAAGGTGCTGGTGACATCTTCCGACCGTCTTGGCGACATCGAAGCATCGAAGGATGTGGACGGTCGCTATATCATCGCACCGGGCAGCTCCACTGAAACGGCTCTGCGCGTCGATGAAATTATCACGCCTGAATGGTGGTTCGCCCGTGATGATGCGAAGGCTCTTGGCATCGTATTCGTTCCCGGCGCGTATGACGTGTACGGCGACAACAGCATCGAAGCGTATACGAACTTCGCGCTTCGTACCAATCAGAATGAGTACTTGCAAGAGATTTACGCGGGAGGCCTTCTGACCAAGCAGAAGTCCGCCGTTGTTATCAAGCCATTCAACGCTTGAGAGAGAGGTGTGAGTCATGGCTAACGCTTTGAATCAGGCAGTGCAGTTCACTCGTTTGGGGACTGCTGACATGCCGAAGGACGCGAACCAAAGTGTCAAGATTCTCAACATCATTGGCGCGGATGGTAAGTCGCTCGGGCTTGCTGGCCTGAAAACGGTGTCACATGCTGGCGCTCTTCCCATTGTGGATAAGGCTACGGCTGCCCCAACGATGGAAGAGTATAACGAGCTTGTTGACGCGGTGAACGGCCTTACTGAGTTGCTTGTGCAGTCCGGCATTGTTGTGCAGGTCGGCTAGTAATGCTATTGATTCTCGTTACAGTGGTACGATATGAGCGGCGGAACGAGAAACGCTAGGAAAGCCCCACACGGTTACGACTGTGCGGGGCTTTCCTCATACTGAAAGGGTGGTAAACCATGCTGTTAACAGCAGAAGATGTTACCAAGCTCAAGCCGAAACTGGACGGCAAGAATCTCATTCGCAACTATCTGCAAAACGCTGTCGTGCGATTGAATGACCTGACATGCGGTGCTGTAGCCACTCACCTGACCGGTGAGCAAATCGGTATCGTGCAAGAGGACGGCGTGAGCGTGCTGCTGCCCTCGTGGTTTAGCACGGTCACGAAAGTGATGGACGGAGCGCATGAACTCGCATTCACGTTCACGCCAACGGTCGGGGATGTACAGACGGAAGAATCTATCGTACCGGCACAGTACGGGCGGATAGTGACTCTGAGCACGCCGAATTACGGCTACTGGCGGGCGCTCAGCGTCTCAGGAGAGTACGGCTTCACAATGTTACCGGATTCGCTTAAAAACGCGCTCATAGCGCTTATGGCGGCATTCAGCGACCGGGACAGTGGCACCGACTACATCACGAGTAAAAGCATCGAGGATGTGAAGGTCGATAGGACGGCCACGGAGAAGCTGACGCTCTCACCCGAAGAAGCTGCCTTGCAGTCGATTCAGGGCATTGTGGATATGTGGAGCTTGTGCGCCGACAAGTATCACCTCGGCACGCTGTCGTTCCCCCACAAGCTCGATAACGCGCCATATTGGGTGAATGACGCGGACTATCCGAGAGCGGCAAGGGGGCTATGGTGAACGTCATGGACTGTAACCCCTTCGATTTGTTCCCCGAGCAGGTCGAAACGTGCGAACTGTGGAAGTACAAGGCTGCTGGCACCGCTAATGAGAAGCTGGCCGATAACGTGCGAGTCATTATCAAGCGGTCTACGAACAACGATGCGCCGAGCGTGCAATATCAGTCGCGTGCGCTGGCACGTCGTATCCACATCGAGCCGAGCACCTTGCCCGAGTCGTATGCCGCTGACCCCGAGGGGATGCTCAACCTCGTGTTTGTGACCGATAAGGGCAGACGCTATCAGGTTAATGACGCTAGCCGGGGCGATGACATGGACGAAGGCGTTACACGCTTCCTGACCGTCCTAGCCATGCCCTACGGGAAGAACTCGCAATGAGCAGCTACAGCTTTGTGATAGACCGAACGTGGCAATCTCAGGGAGAGCGCAAGCTAGCTGCTGGGCTTGCCGCGATGGTCACCGACATTCACTCGAAGGCTGCGATGAACGCACCTATATGGCGTGGTAGCCGACGCTATGCGATACCCGGTCTGCTGAAAGCATCGGGCAGAGTCGAGAAGCAGGGGGATATGAGTTACATAGTCGCGTTCGGTGGCGGCTCAGTCCCCTACGCCAAGCGGCGCGAGTATGAGAATAACCTCAATCCCGGCACGCGCTTCTATTTGAAGCGGGCTAGCGAGAGTGTGAGCGCTAAGGCCGAGAGTTACTTCATGAAGGAATTTAGCTAATGATAGATTTGGCAATCGCAATGGCTATGCAGGACGCGGAGCTTGGCGAGTATGGAGAGACGTTGTTTTGGAATTTGGCACCAACGCTCGACACGTTCGCAAACGACAACGACTGGGGAGTGTGGGTAAATTCCACAACGCAGGACAGTGGCTTGGGCACATTCACTGACGTGGTGACCATCAGCACTCGGTTCACGGACATTTTGCAGCAAGGCCGTTATCTGCTGCACTTGCTCAAGTGGATTAGGGACAGTCTCAAGCACGAGTGCAAGCTCAGTACCGCACCCGTGCAGCCTGGGGTAGAGTTTCCCGTTGTGGAATTTAGCGACGGCACATCAATCAATCTCGATACGGTGGACGGTGAAGGGAGGCTAGTGAAGTCTGTTGGCTTCGCAGTTACCTACAAGCTGCCGAGCAATCTTCCTTCCATCAGCTAGAATCGGTAGTGTCCATTAGTTCAGTCGTGTTTCTCGTTCCCGCCTGAACGAAAGGGCAAGCAATATGGCTTACAGAGACTTCCCGCTTATCGGGAAAAAGACCGTTTACATTGGTAGCGAGGTGATTGACCCCGACTTCGTAGCTAAAGAGGTCGGAACGGTCACCGTTACCGAGGGCACTACGGAGATTCCTTCGCAGTCTATGACATTCAATCTGCCAAACGGCACATATGACGAAGTGACGGCCAAGATTACCGTTCACATTCCAAGTGCCCGGTTCCTTGGCAAACTGTTCCCCGATTTGTGGCAGAAGGCCACGCACAACTATGGTGAGGGCGAGGAAAACGAAGCAGGTCGCGTCGTGTTCGGCGCTGGCACTTGCAAGCGCCATATCTCGAAGCCCGTTGTTATCCACAATGCGTGTGATGACAATTCCGCTAACGATATTTGGTTCCCCGCAGCCGTTATCGAGAACACCGCAGAGTTGACCTTCTCGAATGACCCGGTGGATGTTGAGTTGCAGATTCACCCGATGCCGAACGCTATTGGCCCGGTGGTTATCGGTGAGGGACTGCTCACTGGCCCGAGCAAGTACAACCCGGATACGCAGAGGTTTGAGCCTATCACAGCCGGTGGCGGCGAAGGCTGAGCCGCAACGAAACACACGCAACTGTTAACCGCAACCATTTACAACGTTAGGAATTAATCACATGTCAAGCGAAAAGAATCAGGTAGAAGCGACCGAAGCCGAAGAGCTGGATACCGAAGATACCGAGGATGACACCCCGTCGATGCCGGTATTCGATACTCGGGAAGCTACCCGCAATAAGCCGTTTGTACTCGACGGCGTGCAGTATCATCTTCGCCCGCTTTCCAGTGACGATTACTTCAAAGTCGTATCCAAGAATCAGGCGATTCAATCACTGCAAGCTCAGGGAGAGAACGCCAAGACGGTCAAGAAGATGCAAGACACGATGTTTGCCATCATTGTGCCGATGATTACCCCCGCCGACAAATTCAGCGAGTGGCAGTCACAAGTGAAGCACCTGGCCGCCTATCGAACGGTGATGACTGACCTCATGCAGTACGCCGTCCCGAATATCCGCAAGGACAAGTAGTAAGTGGGCAGGTGGTCGGAAGAACTCACCGAGACAGAACGCTCCAACTTCAATAAGTGGAAGCAGAAGCAGAGTCTCAAAAAGCAGGTTACCCCGGCTGATATGTTGGCTGAATTTGGCCGATATTACGGCTGGGGGGGCGTGCAAGCTGCTATTAGAGGTGAGCTGACAGCAGCAGCGTTTCTCGATTTGTTAATGGCTGGCCGGTATGAGGACAGCAAGCACTCAGCTATTTTGCTCAATGATATGCGTATGGCGGTCAATTTGGGCATGGCGGGCAGTAAGGGTGCTGCTGAGACCGAGAAGATAATCAAGAAACGCTTAGAGAGGTAGTCCCGTGGCTGACATTGGCAAGCTCATACTTAACGCAATCATTGACACTAACGGTTATGTCAAGGGCGCTAACGACATCAATAAGTCGAATGAGCAGATAAAGAAGTCCACAAGTGATGCCGCGAAGAGCGCCGATAATTCCTCGCAGCATCACAACGCCTTCGGCGCTGTCATGACGAAGATAGGCGGGCTTGCCAAGGCAGCAGCGACAACGATTGTCGCGGGAAGTGTCGCGGTCGGTACGGCGACCATAGCGATAGGTAAGAGCGCACTGAGCGCCTACTCGACATATCAGCAAGCAGTGGGTGGCGTAGATACCCTATTCAAGGACTCTTCGGCCACTGTGCAGCAATATGCAGCGAATGCTTACAAGACAGCCGGTGTGAGCGCCAACACGTACATGAATCAGGTGACATCGTTCGCTGCATCACTTGTGAGTTCTCTCGGCGGTGATACCAAGAAGGCCGCCGAGCTTGGCAACACCGCACTCACCGATATGTCCGATAACGCGAACAAGATGGGCAGCTCTATCGAGTCGATTCAGGGCACCTATCAGTCTCTAGCGCGTGGCAACTATGCCATGCTCGATAACCTCAAGCTCGGTTACGGCGGTACCAAGACCGAGATGGAGCGCATGATTCAGGACGCGAACAAAGTCAAAGTTGCTAACGGTGAGATGGGCGACCTCTCTATCGACAAATTCAGCGACGTTGTATCGGCAATCCACATCATGCAGGGCGAGATGGGCATAACCGGCACCACAGCCAAGGAAGCCGCTACCACGGTCGAAGGCTCTGTGAACATGATGAAGGCAAGCTGGGAGAACTGGCTGACCGCGTTGGGTAACCCTGACGCTGACCTCTCAGGCATGACGCAAGAGCTTATCGGGAGTTTTAACACGGTGATGCAAAACGTGATGCCGGTTATCTCTCAGATACTCGCAGGTATCGGCGCTGCACTGCCCGAGGTTGTCAAGACAGCGGCGGCTATCCTTCCCGGGTTGCTTGGTTCGTTCGGGGGCAGCATCATATCGAGCCTAGGTTCTCTGCTATCCACTGTGATGGACATGCTCACGTCGGCGCTCAGTGACCAAGTACCCGCTGCGCTCGGCGGATTGACCACTTGGATACAAGGTAATCTACCGGCGCTTGCTCAGCAGGGCATGGACATGGTTCTTGCGTTGGCTGAGGGTGTCATATCGAACGTGCCCGCACTGATTGATGTGGCCGCCGCATTGGTGACCGGGTTGGCTGACGGCATCTCGCAGAACGTGGAGCAGATAGGCGCATTGGCGGTGAACCTAGTTGGCTCTTTGGTGTCAGGCATCATCGAGCACATCCCCGATATTGCCAACGCTGCCTTGCAGCTTGCGGGAGCGTTCACAGATTCAATCATTGGAGCGATAGGCGCGATGCCGGACTGGTTGCAACCCATTGCGGCGGGTATCACCGCCGTGGCTGCCGCATTCGGTATATGGACGGCGGCTATTAAGGCTTGGAGCATCATAACCAAGATAGGCACCGCTATTCAGACGGCCTTCAACTTCGTGATGTCGATGAACCCTATCTCGCTAATCATCATCGCTATAACGGCGCTTGTCGGTGCTCTCGTGTGGTTCTTCACTCAGACAGAGACAGGTAAGCAGATTTGGCAGTCGTTCATGTCTTGGCTGCAAACCGCTTGGCAAGCTATCTCGGACTTCTTCACTGGCTTGTGGGACGGCATAGTGTCGGTATTCAATGGCGCTGCTAACGGTGTGCAAACCGCTTGGACTGCTGTTGTCGACTTCTTCACGATGATAGGCAACACCATCAGCTCGATATTCACGTCTATAGGCGAGTTCATCAGCACGGTGTGGAACGGCATCTACACGACGATTAGCACTATTCTCACCAACATCTATAACTTCGTTGCGCCTATCATTCAGGGCATCTACACGGTTATCTACGATGTGCTTATCGTCATAGCCGCCATTTGGGTAACGATTTGGAATACCATCAGCGGAGCATTCACAGCCGTGTGGAATGCTATGGTGTCGTTCTTCACGCCTATCATTCAGGCGATTAGCACGACGATTAGCTCGGTAATCAGCGGTATTCAATCCACTTGGTCGAGCATTTGGGGAGCTATCAGCAGCTTCTTTAGTGCGCTGTGGAATGGCATGAAGAACACGTTTACGCCGATAATCAATGCAATCAGCAGCACGATTAGCGCTGTGCTCAATGCGATTAGCTCTACTTGGTCGAGCATTTGGAATGGCATCAGCACGTTCTTCGGTGCGGTGTGGAATGGTGTGCGCAATGTGGCCGCGACCGTGATTACCGCTATCGCTTCGGTCATATCCGGCGTGATTAACGGTATTCGTGGCACTTGGACAGCCGTGTGGAGCGGTATTTCTAGCTTCTTCTCGGGCATTTGGAACGGGATGACGAGCGCTGTCAGCTCGGCGGTGAATGCTATCGGCGGCATAGTCGGCGGCATCAAGAACACCATCATGGGTGCTTTGAGCGGCGCAGGTTCATGGCTCACTAGCGTTGGCCGTGACATCATCTCAGGGCTTATCGGTGGTATCACGGGGGCGTTTACTTGGCTCAAGAATACGATTAGCAATCTTGGCAGCTCGGTAGTGAATTGGGCTAAGGGCGTGCTGCATATCGGTTCGCCGTCGAAGGTCATGCGCGACCAAATTGGCAAGTGGATACCCGCAGGTATCGCGGTCGGTGTCGAAGCGAACGAAGATAGCGCTCTCGACGCTGTAGGCGATATGGCTGTAGACCTCGTGGCCGCTGGCAAGGTTCCTGAGCAAACCTATACTTCCTCAGACCTTCCCTTCGCCGGTCAAAGCGTGGCGCTTGACCCGGCAACGACTACCACAGACAACACCGACGCGATGGTGCAAGCTCTCGCAATGGCCTTCGCTGACGCGCTGAATAGGGTACCGTCCGTTAAGGTCATGAAAGACCCGTCCGAAGCCGCTGCATGGGTGGTTAACGACTTGGACGATAAGCTTGAAAAGAAGCGCAAGAGGGAGAGTGTAGGGCTATGAGCGTGATTGTTCCAAGAGATTTAGTGCTGCCTGATAAGCGCGTGAAACTCAATGGCGAATACCTTGAGCATTACGGCTTATGGCTGCACAAGAATGGTGTGCAGGTGGGCGCAGTGTCTCCAAGTGCCCGTTATCGTACAATCCCGGGGCGTGGTGGCTCTATCGACGTGAGCTTGGTAGATTATGCGTCCCGACCGTTTGAGGGGCGTAGAACGGTGGTTGTGACCGTTGGCAGCGTGGGCAGTGAAAGCGAGTACCGAGACTCGGTACTCGCGCTCGGCGCTCTCAAAGGGCAAATAGTCACCTTGCAAGACGAGTTGTACCCCGGGTATTGGTATGGCCGTCTTGAAGTGGGTGAATGGGATATAACCCGCAACGGCTTCGGTCAGTTCATTATGGCTTCTGTGAAACTCTCTCTTGACGCTCACCCGAATATGCTCTCAGACCTTCGCAAGGTGACTATCCCCAACAATGGGACACCTACAGTCAACATAGGCGGCAACCGGGGGGCACTACCCGTGTTCAATGCGAAAACAGTGGGCGGCACCACAGCAATATCCGTATCCGCTAAGATGCTCTCTAACACTGTGGCTGACCGCAAACTTACTGTTAACTCTCCTAGCGGCATAGCATTCCCGGCTGACCTGAATTTAGTCATTGATATGGCCGCTGGCACGGTCACGATGAACAGCAACCCGGTTTACTCGATGGATATATCTACAGATTTTTGGGAGCTTCGCCCGGGGGCACAGCAGATTATCATGAATGGTCTCGGCGGCGACATGGTATATCGGGAAGAATGGGGGATGTGATGGGGCAGCAAATAGCCTTCTATCGGACAGACCGTTGGGGGAAGCCCCTAGGACGTTTGGGCTATGTAAGTGAAGCCAAACGCAAACGCACTGTAACCGGTACCGACACGATGGAATTAACGTGCATGACGCAATGCGACAAGGGCGACCGGATTATCTTCTTGGACAGCACCAACACGGCGCGAGAGTACATCATCACCGACTTCGAGCAAGAGCGAGATACCGAACTCAAATTCTCGTACAGTCTCGTGAACTCGATTCAAGAGCTGGCGATATTCGTTATAGAAGAACGTCGCAACCGTGGCGCAACCGCTAGCGGCTGTCTTGAAAAGGCGTTGTCGGGTACAAGATGGGCAGTTGGCACGGTCGGTGTCGGTCGCGTCAATGTCGCAGACTTGGCCTTCTACCACACGAAGGGGCTTGCCGCAGTGAAAGCCACAGCGGATGCCTTCTCTCTTGAGATAACCACAAGCATCACACTGAGCGCTGATAAGTCGCGCGTTGTTGCCCGGTATGTGAATCTACCGGCAATGCAGGGCAGTACTACTCCGAGACGATTCGACTTTGGTCGCAATCTCAAGGGACTTACCCGGACTATCGACACCGACGATGTTATTACCCGCTTGTACCCATACGGCAAAGGGCTTGCGGTAACCGACGAAAACGGCGACGAAACAGGCGTATACGGGCGCAAGATAAGCATTGCAGATGTTAACGGCGGGCTGCCATACATTCAGGACGATAGTGCCGTGAACGTATGGGGCATACCTGACGCTAACGGGCATTTGCAGCACGCAATGGCAGTGAAAGATTACCCCGAAGTCGAAGACCCCGCCATTCTGCTTGCACTCGCTCGGATTGATTTGAACCTTATGAAAAGCCCGAAAGCGTCATACAAGGCGACAGTGAGTGTGCTTGGCATCGAGGGGCAAGACCGGTCGGCTGTAGGTGTCGGTGACAGTGTGCAGGTAGTTGACACGGCGTATCCTAGCCCTATCCGTATCAGTGGACGGGTATTGCAGATAAACGATGATTTGCTAGACCCTCTTTCGGATGACACCACTATCACGCTCGGCAATCTCACTCAGTCCTACACTCGGAGCAGTGAATA